CCTTGACACGATCTTTGAGTACGAATGCCATTACATCAGGTTCCGTAGTTTGTAGATGGTGGACAGGTATACACCCGTCACACCATCTACTAGGTTGGCGACTGCACGGTTGCCCTTACAGATACTCTCGTGGTGCTTCTCGATCCACTCAGCGTCCTCGATCAAGATCATGAGGATTTCCTCTGCCTTGGTCTTGGGTGCCTTTACGGTACCGATAAGCTCAAAAGCTCCCTGATATGTCTCTACCAGCGTATCCAGAGCATCAATGACACCATCGTAGAACTCGCCAAGTGTCGTATGCCGCGCATAGGCACCGACACCGTTGGCCTGCCAATGCTCAAAATGCGCGACATTACGGGCGTAGAATACCCGGCTGACGAGTTCTTCGATCATCACGCGATCCGAATGATAGCCGCTGCGTTGGTAGCTGCCGGGAAGATGATGGTGAAATCACCTGCCGTTGAGGTCCTGTCCGAACCGAAGTCCAGAGCGCAAACCGCAGCGTTCGTCAGCGTGGTGTTAGCCACGCCGTTAGCCGAAGGCGTGTTGTTATAGATCAGCGCGCCACGGGCCGTGATCGTCGCGTTCGTCCACGTCGTATCGGCAAAGTCGGTGAAGCCCGTACCCGCAGAAGCAGAAGTGTTCGAAGCCGTCACACCTTGGTTGGACAGCGTGTTACCGCCAGCGGTGTAGTTCGTACCCGTCACTTCGCTCGTCGTGTTGTACGCGGTCGAGTTAGCGTCGATGTTCGACGCCGATGTGAAGAGCGCGATCTTAAACGTGTCGCCACCGGTGTTGCGGAAGTCATGTACGCAAAGCAGGATTTCTGCCTTGAAACTAGTACACATTGCTTGGGTAATTGGCATCTTATGGCCTCCTTATGCGTCTAGGATCGGGATCAACTCTGGATACCCCGCCTTGGTGAATTTATTGACCAGAGTTACGTTATGCGACCGAACGGCCTCGTGCATGTAAAACACGAGCACTTTGCGGATGTTATCCTTAAATGCTTCGGCCTGCTCACGGATAGCTGGGTGCGTCTGGCTACCCACGTAAATAATCTTGTCGAGAGCGCGTTCGGCAGTTTCCTCAGGCGTAAACCCACGCCCTTGAGTTGTCATCACCATGACGTTGCCAATATCGCCTGTCACCAAATCAAGCATTCATCACCTCACAGGGTAGCGGACTTGGCCGCTACGGTACATATCAACGCGATTTTTGCCTTCACCCAGCTGCTTGAGCATCGCCATCGCTTCGTCATACCGTTTCTGGTACCCAGCTATAACATCTGGCTCACCCTTCATAAAGGTATAAGCTTCCAGCAGCGAGCCATAGAGTAGCACGCTATCGAAGTTGTCCCCGAGCCACGACGTACCCGCTGTCACGATGGACGGCGGGTAATAGAAATAGTGAAGCTCTACAGCGTAGTTGGCGTTGGGCGTCGGGCCAAGGATGTAGGAGTTCTCATCGAAGTAGGAGTAGTGTGTCGGGATACCCTGCGTGTTCGGGTTAGGAAACGCCTGACGGATGTAGTTCACATCCTTGTTGAGTAGGTACTCGTAGTTACCTGAAGCGTCGATGACGGCGAGCGAGAAGTTAGCCAGCCAGTCGGTCGGCACTGAGAGGTACTTGTTACCTGCCGTGCAGGTACCCGTCACGTTCTTGCGCAGGTCCAGAAGCTGGACCATGTTGAAGATGCGCTGTTCGGCTTGTTGGATGAACGTGTTAATCTGTTCAGTAGACGTAAGCGTCACCGTTGCCGGTAGCCCCGCAGGGGCACCCCATGTCGTATCAGGGAAGTCGTTTTCGACGTACCCCTTGATGGTCTCGAACAGAGTAGCGTAGTTCATCAACCCATCTTCGTACTGTGCCCAGTGCCCTTGGTCGCTGCACCAGTGCCGCGCGTCTTCTGGGTCTGAGTGTTGGCGATGTTGTTCGGATAGCCGCTGTTGTTCTTACCAACAGGAATTTGCTTGGGAGTACCGTTAGCCATTTTTGTTCACCTTACCCATGTCCTTGACCGGCTTCTTGCCGCTCTTTTGGTTGGCAAGCTTAGCAAGGTTACGACCCATCGCCAGCATCTGCGCGTTTGTCTTACCACCCTTGGCCATCTCAGTTCTCCGTCGTTACTGTCACCGTACCTACCTGACCTTGCCCTAATAGCGTATTTGGGAGCCCAGATAAACCCAGTGGATTATTGAGACCTACGGGGTTCCAGCCCCACTGAATCACGCGGCTACCGTCGCTGGGGAAGCCGTTGGTGTTCAAGCCGCTCTGTAAATAACTGACGTCTGGACGCGGATTACGCAGCGCCTGTGGGTCGTCTACAGGGTACATACCCAGCTGCAACTGAGGCTGGTCAGGCTCCCAGCATGTGGGGCATACAAGGATGTTGACATTTTTCGTCTTGATGACGAGCGGCTTCAGCTCTTTCAGCTTGTAGCGCTGCCCACAGCGGTCGCACTCCGCGATGGCCCTTTTGCCGGAGGCAAAGCGATTAGGCATAGGTCACCGGAAATACTGACGCGGGGCAATCCGCAGAGGGGCCTTCTCTCGGTCTTCGTCGGCGGCTTGCTGCCAAGCTTCGTCGTACATGGCTTTAAGGGCGACAGCCCGCTCCATCGCGCCGGGGATTTTCAACGAGAGATAGTACGCCAAGCCCGCCACGAGGCACGGGAGGAAGCGGAAGGGGATGTCCTGCGTCACAAGACCGTTGGTGCCAGCGTCCTGAATACGGCGCAGACGGTAGTAGAAGAAGGTGTAGTAGTTGCTCTGGTCCGGGGCGGGCCACACGTTGATCTGCGGGTTAGCGACCCCCGTGACTGGGTAGTCTGCACCTGACCGGCGGTTGATCCACACCTGAATAGGACGCCCCTGCGCGTTCTTGTTCGGGATCGTGATGTAGGTATCGGCGCTGATGCGGGTAATGTTGATGTCGATCTGGTTCGGACCCGAACCTGCGTTGGTGCGGATAACTTGCTCCAGAAGGTCAATTGTACCTGCAGGCAGGTCATAGGTGATCTGCCCCTGCACCATGGGGATCGACCCCTGCTCAAGAGTCCACAGGTTTATACCCCGGTTGGCCCACTCAATCGTCAGCAGGTTCAGGCTGCGCCGCGCCGTGCGGAAGTCGTAGCCCGTACGCATCTCGGCACCGCACCGCTCGAAGGCTTCTTCGAACAGCTCGTTCAGGTTAAGGTCGAACGTAGCGGTGCCGCTGGTGGTCATTTCTGTCTCCGCGCTGCCTGTACACGCTTAGGCGCACCCGGAGGTTGCCCCAACCGCTTCTTCTGAGCGATACGCGTCTTCTTCTCCGTTGGAGTCATCTCCGACGACGTCTTGGGGGTCTTATCAGAAATACGCTTACTAGGTCTACAATAAGGTGTACCGCGTTTCTCACCCGGCTGACGCCCGCAGGCTTTACCCGTACGGACGTCCTTCCAGTCCTCTTGAAACCAACGCTTGAGCGAAGCGCCTTTCTCGGTTTTACGAACTGCCACCTTTGTTACCCCAGTTCTTGGCACCGACCTTGCGGCACTTAGAGATAGCACCGGAGGCGTAGGCGGAAGGAAAGACTTTGTAGCGCGACTTGACCTTGGAGTAGCACTCATCCTTGGCGCTACCACCTTCAGCCATGCGTTTCGCCTTAACCTTACCGCCCTTGGCGTACATGGTGACCTTGTCGGGGTTGTCCTTCCGACGAATAGTCTTCGCCTTTGGCATCTTGGACGCCGCTACGGCACCCATACCCCGACTCGGTCGCATTACATGCAGCCCTTCGTCTTGCCGCCCATGGCCATCTTAACCATCGTACCTTTGGTTTTGCCCTTGGCAGCGCAACCGTCGATGGAGCCACCCTTGGCGAATTTCTTCGGCTTTGCCTTCTTATCCTTCATCTCAAACTCCTTACCGACTTTGGAAGCCACGCCCACCTTCTTGGCGAACTTGGGGTTGTTGGCCACAGCGGCCATGAAGCTCTTCTGCTTGGGGGTCTTGCTAGGCATGTCAGTCCCTTCCGAGGAGTTTTTGCACCGTATCTGTCTCATAGATACGAATGCCGGTCCAGATGATGGTGAACAAGGCGGCAACTGCCGGAAGCATATCCATTATAGTCCCGACGACAGTCACCACTGAGACAGCGTCCAGTAGGCTTTTCGTCATGTCATGGTTGTCAGTCATGTCAGCATTTCCACGCGCGGAGGGATTTGTTGATACGGCTGTTCGGGTCGTTCGCGGTTTTGGATGACGTCAGTTTCTTCTTCATACCCGACATCCGGGCACAGAAGGACTTCTTCCGAGGACCGCCTTCAGGTTGCGGGGCCTTAAGCCCCGGCTTCCCCGGATTGGCTTTGTTGTAGGATGCACGCCCCTTGGCGTTCAGCCCGCCCTTTTCGGACTTGCCTTCCTTACGCGTCCAAGCCGGGGTTTTAGCCATTAGACCATCTTTCCTTTGGTCTTGCCCTTCTTGGTGATGCCATCGCCACGAGTGACTGAGCCGCCCTTCTTCATACCTGTTGCCTTCATCGCTCCACGCTTTGCGGCCTCTGAAAGGCCAGCCGTAGTTGCTCGACCCAAGCCCGCTGTATCCAAAGAAAAACGTGGTTTGTCTTTAGCAGCTTTGATAGCGGCGAGACTGCGGTCAGCATCAGCGTCGTACTGCTTCTGAGTAGCTTCGGTTTTGGCATCCTTAGCGCGCTGAGCGGCTCTCATAGCCGCGAGGCTACGGTCGGCGTCAGTATCGAGACCCTTCTGGTAACGCTCCATTTGAGCATCCGACAGCTTCGCATTGTTCGTATCGGTGTTTCGCGCAATACTCTTCAGAGACGTCTTCGGGTTAAAAGGATTGCTCGACTCGGCCTTCGATTTGGCCTTCGGCTTCTCACCCGCCATCTGGGTGCCGTAGCTACCGCCATTCCATGAAAAGGTCTTATCCCCACGCTTACGCGCAGCAGCGAAGGCATCGCGGAACGATTGCTTCTTCGCTTCCTTGGCCTGAGCAGCGTTCGCTTTACGTGCTTCTGCCCCTTTGGCTTCGAGGTCAGCTTTCGGCAGCGAAGCCTTCGGTCGAGAGGCTTCTTCCAAACCCTTCATGTCGATATTGATTGGCTTCACCTTACCGCCCTTGGCGTACCCCTTCATGGCGTTCTGGTTCTTGGACGCACGCGCAGCGGAGGCGAGGGTCTTAGCTTCGCTCTTCGTAGGCGTTACCTTCTTCAGCATCGCATCCTGCGCCTTGGAGGCGGCACGGTCTGCCGGGGTCGGCATGGGGCGCTTCGTTGAACCACCAGAACCAAATTTGCGTTTCTTCATCATTATGCCACATCCTTCTGCGGAACGAACATCGGGTAGAGGACATCGTCCCCAAAGTTACCAGTGTACTCCTGCACACCCATGTGGCCGAGGCTGATGGTCGGGTCGACCCACACCTCAAAGCCAAGCTCACGGGCACGGTCGCAGAACAGGAAGTCCTCGCCCATGTACCCCTCATCGGTGAGTTTGAAGTCGAACAGGGCCGGGACCGTTTTTTCGCAGCGCTTGTCGTAGTACTTCCACTCCGGGTGCGCGGCGATCATGGTCTCGATGACGTTACGCTGAATCAGCATAAACGCTGTAGCTACGCGCGTAGCCCGAACAAGCCCCATGCCATTCATCGTCAGCTCGCCATTCTGGTCATAGTCGAGGTCTGCGATGTAGGTTTTGTTGACGTCGCGGACGCGGGGGACACCCGCCACGATGCCCTTCTTGGGGTCCTGCGCCCACGCCATCAGGCGCAGGATGTCTTCAGGCTCGAAGTTGATGTCGCTGTCGATGAACATCAGGTAGTCAGAGTCCGACTCCAGCAGGTCCTGCACCAGCAGGTTGCGCGCCCGAGAGACCACCGAGCAACCACAGATGCTGCCGATGTTGATGTCGATACCGTGCTTAGGGGCCAGCTGCGCGAAGCGAGCAAGCGAGACCGCAAGCTTCAAGGAGACCTTAAAGTCGTAGGCGGGGAGGCCGATGAAGACCCCTTTCCCCGCCATATCGAAGCCTTTGACTGCTTGCATAGGTCACCCGTAGAAGGCTGTAACAGTTATGTTAGCGGGCAATCCCACGTAAATCCCATTGTCAGCAAGGATGCCTTCGCCGGGAACAAGGATAGAATACGCCACAGCGTTATAGCTATCGGCTTCCAGCAAGACGGTCATGTAGACATTCACGTTACCCGTACCAGATGCCGCCGTAGTAACCGTGAAGGAAGTGGCATTAGCCGTAAGAACGGTGTACTCGCCGTCCACGCCGCTACCGCTGGTGAAATCCATCCATACCGTATCACCAGCAACGAGACTATTCGCCACCGTAACCGTCATCGTAGTGGATACGATATTATACGTACCCGCTTGCGGATTATTGTCCATGAAAAGGACGTTCCTCGCTGCCGCAGCTGCGTTAGCGGAGAGGATAGCCCCCTTCAGACGGGTGCGGGAACCGTATATAACACCTGAAGTAGACCGGTGTTGGGATTTGACATCGTATTGCATACCCATAGGGGTGGCCCTCCTATCGAGCTATTACGACGCGGTGGTTACGGCGATCCAAGTGGTGCCGCCATCCGAGACGTACAGACGGGTCGACGTCGAGCTACCATCGCTGCGCAGGTAGATCGAACCCTTGGCAGCAGCCACAGTCGGAGCGCCTGAACCGACATACACACCCATGCCGACAGCCGTGTTGGTTGCGATAAACGCAGAAGCGCCGCCAGCGACAAGCGCAGTAGCGCTGTCGGCTGTGACGTTGCCAGTTGCCGATACCGTGGTCGCCGCCAGAGAAGTAACCGAGGTAGCCGTACCGAAGGTGGCGGTGATGGTCTCTGTGCCAGTGCCGTCAGCGACGGTAATCGTCTGGAAGCCGCCCAGTGAGCGTACGGGACCCGAAAAAGTGGTATTCGCCATCGTTTATCTCCGTGTAGTAGCACATACCCATACCGTCGCTACTACGTCTGCTAGGACAGTCGGCACGGGTTAAATACCTAGTGGCGTATATGTATCACGCTCTCACCACAAAGAAAAGACCCCCCGACTCTCGCCGGGGGGTCTCGAAGCCCTAAACTTCCCTAGGACTTAGCTTAGGCAGCGCCTTCGGAGCCGTACATACCCAGCGGGTCCGACCAGCCGAAGCTATAGCGCTCACGGCTCTTGTAGCGGACGTTGCCGGTGTCGAAGTCACCATCCATGCTCTGCGCCAGCGGCGTACGAACAAAGTGCTTCAGACCGTTCGGCACATCGGTCGTCAGGAACCATGCGTCCGGGTCGGTCAGGAAGTGGTTGACCGTGTACCCTTCAGGGATGGAGCCGTTCGACTTGATGGCGTTGATGTCGTTGTCGGCGGTCGACACGCGGAGTTCAGTCTCCAGCAGTCGGGTCGCAACGAACATCAGGCTCGGCGGAACAACCAGCTTCTTCGGCTTAGCCGCAATCAGCAGGTTACGCTCGTCAGTCCACGCAGCAATCTGAATGACCGCAGCCTCAAGCGAGGTTTCGTTGAGGTCAGCCGCAGTGCTGGGGATGTTCGAGTTGCTACCACCACCAACCAACGGGTGCGAAGCCGAGAACAGAGCCACGCCATCGCCACCGGGATAATCGGAGTCGAAGCCGTTGTTCAGGACAGCCGCAGCCTTGGTCTGCTTGGTGTACGCCATGGCACGAGCAAGTGCCTTGGTGTAGCGAGCCGACAACGAGTCGTACAGGTTGTCTTCGATGGCTTCTTCAGTCAGCGAGAACCCGAGGGCAATCGTCTCGTGATTGTAGCGAGCCGTCCAAGCTTCCTGCGCGTTGTCATAAGCGATAGCCGAACCTTCGTTCTTCACCGGCGCAGCCGAGAAGCCCGAGAGCTTGGTTTCTTCTTCGAACGAACGCTCGGAGCTTTCCGTTTCAAAGATTTGCTTATGCTCTTCGCCGTAGCGTGCATATTCGAGGCCGAACAGGGCGTTCAGACCCGGCAGAAGCTCCTTAAGAAGCTGTGCGCGTGAAATTGCCATTGTTCAGTCTCCTTATACGCCGGTGGGGTTGAGATACTGGTGCATACCCTGATTCCACTTCACGATAACTTCCGTGAAGTTGCCGGGGTTAGCAGCCTGAGCGGTTTCAGGCACCACGTCGATGATACGAACCGGCCACGTTGAAATGGTGTTGGTCGTCGAGCTAACAGCCACGCGGCTGTTACCAGTGGCCGTGCTGCCAGAGTTCTGCACCAGAACAGCGTTGTTACCGACCGCAGTACGGTTAACGAAGCTAATGGTGGTGCCCGAAGACACGACAGCAACCTTGAACAACGCATCCGGGTCGTCCAACACGTAAGCCATGATGTCCGAAGCGGTGACAGCGCCGGGGTAGAACTGGCGGAAGGTCTTGCCGTACACCGGATCGGTGTAGGTGCAACCGAGGAACACGCCCACCGGAGTGGCCGCGCTCGTACCAGTATCCTTGGTCACCGTACCAGTGTCAGCCAGACGGACAAGGTCACCATAGAAAATGGCGGTTGCCGAGGCCGAAACAATCGGAATCTGACGGGTAGAACCGGCGAACACTTGGCCGCCGATGAGGTTAATCGGGAGAAGCCCGTAGGGGGCTTCAACAGCGGGATAAGCCATAATTAGCTCCTGTTATCTGCCTTTGCCAAATGATGTCGATGACTTCTTCTCGCGGAAGAGAGGCATACGAGCATCGCTCTCGCGCATAAAGTTGTTGTCCACTGACTCCATCTGGGACTGATTTTTACCAGAGTAATAAGACTTACGCTGGCGCATCAGTTCCATCGGGGCTTTGCAAAGCAGCAACCCTGCGACTTCGACGTTGTCTTTGAAGCGGCTGTCGGGATCGACCATCAGCTTGAACTGCGGTTGCTCGTTAATGCTAACGGGCTCCCATCCTTCGCGCAGCTTGGCCGAAATGTTCCGGGGGTCCTTCTCGCTCAGGGTCGACACGCGAACCCAACGATAGGCGTAACCCGGCTGCTTGTCAGGCTCAGGCAGCGTTGAAGCTGGGGCCCAAGACTGAACACGCATTGTATCTTCACGACTTTGACGGGGCGCACGCGCCACATCGGCCTCGTTCAGTTCATCCATAAGCTTATTCTGTGCCATGATTAACGCTCCATCTTCATAACTTCCCGAGCATATTGCTCAGGGGTAAGACCCAGTTTCTTAGCGATTGTAAGTTGGGACTGTTTCAACACGATCTTTTTGGAGGATGTGCTGCGCGAAGCTGGTGCAACCACGGGCGCAGATTTGGGCTTCGGAGTGTCCGAAACTTGCTTCTCTGACTCCCCGAAGTACTCGGGGAAGCGCCGACTCATCGTTTTGTCGATGGTCTGCCAGTATTCGTCGGTGCCCACAAACTGTGGACCACGTTCTCTCTCCAGCTTCTGGTGAAGCCCAAGAGCAGAGGCCGTCATCTCCGGGTCAACTCCCCACCACGTATTGCGCTCTTGCCACGCAGTCGTTTTGGGGTCCAACGTAGGAACTTGGACCTGCTGTTGAGGGGTTTGTACCTCTTCTTCTGGAGCTTGTAAAGTAGGTCTATAGCCTTCAAGCCGCTGAAGCTTATATTGTACAGCAGTGAGCTTCTCCTGCGCTTCAATAACGCGATCAGAGTCACCTGCTTCGTACGCATCTTTATAAGCACGGCGGGCATCTTGAAGTTCAAGCTCAGCCGCCTGTTTATAACTACCGACGAGGTTCTGCTCACCTTCAGAGAGCGAAGCTTTCAGCTTGCGGTTCTCTTCCAGCGCTGCACGGGCGGCGGCCAAAGCCTCGTTGTTTTCACGCTGGTACCGCTCCTTCTCGCGGCGCTCGTCGTGCCAGACCTTCTTCATCTGCTTGAGACGAGTTTTGACCTTCTCGGAGTATTCTTCGAGTTCGTCAGCCTCAAGCTCTTCAACGATCTCCTTCGGCATCGGCGCACGGCCTCGGTCGGCCTCCGGGGTATCGTCTTCAATCTCAATACTCGGCTTGTCCGCGTCGTCCTCGACTTCCCACTGGAAGTCGTCGTCACTTGGCTGTGTAGCCATCACGTCTCTCCTTTGTACGGTTACCCGTTTTTACCCGCGAGCGATCCCACGGGGGTCTTCAACAACCGCTTCGACCGAGTCATCATTGATGAGACGGAACTCGCGGCCATGAATTTTCACACGACTACCCGCATGTGGGCGCGTGAGGATGAAGTCGCCTTCCTTGCACCAAGGACCAGACGGGAACTTGCGCTCGTCTGCGTAGGCGTCAGGACCAAGCTTGATGACGAACAGTACCGGCGTGGTAAGCTCTTCGTACTTCATGGTTTCATCGGCTTTGTACAGGCCACCAGCGGTCTTCTCTTCCACTTCGGGGATAGCGCACAGGATGCGATAGCCGGAAGGGTCAGGAAGCTGTGTGGCTCGATCTGCGACCGGGACTTCCGGTTCTGCGGGTTTTGCTACGATAGGTTTGCCGTGGAGGTTAACAAGCGCGGGTTTGGACGCGCCAATAATCTCAGTCATCATCTTGTTCCATTCGTTGCGCGGTTTCTACGATGAGGTTATTCGCCATCAGCAAACCGCGATAAATGCCGCAGGCGTACTTATAGTCACCGAAGTCTTTGGCCTTACCCATGGCCGTATCTGCCTCGATGACTTTAAGCTCTTCTTGTACCTTGTTTGAGAGGTACTTTAGCAGGTCGATACTCATTATTGTTCCTTAGTTTGCTCTTTCGGAGAGGTATTACTCTGGTTCGCGCGGAGTGCGCTCTCCATCTGGCTGCGCGCCACCTCGATGCCCATCCGAAGCCCTGCTTCCTGCTGTTTGGCAGACAGATTGGCCTTGTCGGTCGCCATCTTGGCACCGACCTGCATCCCTGCGATCTCAGCCTGAGCCGCGATGCGTTTCTCTTCAAGCTCGATGCGGTCGGTCTTCTCAGCAGCGTCGATCTGCATTTTCTGCTTCTTAAGCTCAAGCTCGCCTTTCTTGATCTCAAGCTCTTGCATCTGCATCTGGACGATGGGGTCCTGCTGCATCTGCTGGGCCTGCTGCTGTGCGGCTTCCCCTTGGTTTTTCTGCAGAAGCTGCTGCGCTGCTGCGGCGGACAGACGCGAAATCTGGAGCTCAATGTCGGGCGACATCTCAGCATTGGGCGGCGGCAGCGGGACACCCGCCTGCTCTTCGATCTGTTTGCGGTACGAGAACGCCAAGTGCTCGTTAATGTGCGCCTGCATAGCAGCCTGCATCATCTGGGCGTTGGGGTTCTGACCCATCAACTGGGCCATCTTCGGGTCCTGCATCGCGGCCATGTGAACCGTGATGTGAGCCTCATGATCTTGGTAGATGAACGCCTTGACCGGCTTCCCGTTGATGACGTCCATGTTCTCGGACACCGGGTCGCGCGGCTTCATATCCTCGTCGTCCTTCAGCGGGACGAGTTTCTGGGCGTTCTTGATACCCAGCACGTCCAACATCTGGCGGTGCAGGTACGGCATGTCGTAAATCTGCGGAGCACCCTGCGCCAACTGCAGCACAGCTTGGTACTGCACGATCTTCTGCGCCATGGTGGCAGCGTTGGGGTCCGACACGGGGATGACCGTGACCATGTCGTAGTCGCCCTGCTTGGCCCTACGACCGCCCTCTTCCGGCTCGTAGCTATACGTCGGTGGCGTATAGTCTCGAATGATACCCTTCAGGAGCTTGAACTCCTGCTTCATCGAGTAGTGGACGCGCGCCTGAACAGCCGACATCGTCTTGAGTGTGCGCTCAAGGATAGCCAGCGTCGTGCCCACCGGGGCATTAGCCGACATATCGCTGATCTTCATGTCAGCAGCGCCAGCGAAGCGGCGGCCTTCCTCTACGATGGTGTTGAGGAGCGAATACAGAACCTGACTTGGTTCTTTGTACGGCAGCGGCATGATGTTGTCGCGCATCGTACCTGACGCCACATCGACGTCACGCCACTCAGCCGGGGCGATGGGCGTGTCATCGCCCTTAACCCTTAGCCCCTTAGTCTTAAAGCCACCCGGTAGATTTGACAGAGTGCCAGCATCAACCAACTGGCGAATAAGACTGGTACCAGACTTAGCAAAAGCACCAATAAGATGAATAAGGCCGAAAGCGTAGAAACCAAATCCCGGAATGTACGCGTAATGGACGAAGTGATTGCGCTTCTTTTTGAGTTCATCATCGGGGTCCCAGTTTCGGCGGATAGCGAGGATCGTACTCGTACCCTTTTCCAGAGTGACGATGTACGGAACAGCGATCTCAGCTTCTGACTCGTCCTTGGTGAACTTGTCATCAGGCAGGACCAAATCAACCTGCATTTCCAGCAGCTTGTACCGGTCATCGGTCGATGCGCGGAAGCCCATCTTCTCGGCAATGGCCTTCTCGACTTCATCGAGGCTATCGACAGGGTCTTCAAGCTCGACATCACGGTAGAACCCAGCGGCCTGCAGTTTGGCCATCTCGTTCGGGGTCTTCCGCATCACATGGGTGACGCGCCCAGAAACTTCCAAACTGGACGCGCCGTAGGGTACAACGACGTCCTCGGCGGGCACGTACATTGCAGCCTGACGACCGAGCGATGGGTCGTAGTACACCTTCTTGAACGCATTACCTGCGAGGCCCAACCCCCACAGCATCCGCTCATGTTCCGGGCGATACTCGACCATCACATCGGTCAACTGGTAGTTCATGTCATCTTGGACGCGCCGCGCAGCGTCTTTCTTCTCGGGCGTTTCCTTGCCGATAATCTCGGTCCGCACCGGCCCTGCAGCCGGGAACGTCTCCATCATGGTCTCAGCTTGGAACTTGACCAGAGCCTCCGCCAGCATCGGGTGGTAGATACCGCAAGCACCGGGCCAAGGCTCGGTCCGGTCGTCAATTTTCATCCCAAGCAGGTCCAGACCGTCTACATAGGTCTGCATCCAGTCTTTACGGCTGGAAATGTCCTCTTCAAACTCACCGATCAGGTTACCGGCAAGCTCTGTAAGCTGACTCTCGTCGAGGGTTTCCGCCAAGTTCTCATTAAACTCGTCGTTTTCCCCTGCATCGGGGTCGATCTCGATCTCCATGTCGCCCGCGCGAATGGTAACCTCTTTAGGGTCCTCGATTTCGATCTCAATATCGTCATCCGGGGCGTTCACACCCCGCATCATGCCGGAGGCAAACGAGCTATCCAACCCCATCGGGGCTTGATTAAGAGCTTTATCGACGGCCATCAGTAGTATCCTTGGTGCTTACGGCTCTTAAAATACACAATATCGTCTGGCTCGTCGAGGTTAGTCGTGATGTACCCGCCTTGCCTGAAACGCATTAGGGCTAAGGAAGTGCTATCGACATAGTCATCATGCTCACCGCCCGGAAAGGACGCCACTTCTTCAATCACTTCCTCGGCCCAGTGAGTGGCAGGTGCCCATACCCGTCCAGACGCAAACAGGTCGGAGACAGCGTTCAAACGACTGATCTTGTCGTTTCCCCGTGACGGAGTAAACTCCTGCACTGGAATACCCATCGCCCGCATTTCGTAGATCAAAGGCGCACCCGACGCCTTCTTTTCGATAATGACGCTGTCTGGCTCCCACTCCTTCCACTCCTCAACGGCTGTGCGCTTAAGCGCAGGGAACTCCATACGGTCCCGGAACGCGTTGAGAAGGATGATATTGGCCTGTTCCATGCCGTTATCATCGGCTTGGTAGAACACACCCCACGTAGTAAGCGCCGAATAGTCGGCCCGCTGCGTCTTTTCGAAGGCCGTATCCCAGCTTTGTAGGACAAAGTCGCACTGCGGTGGGGTCTCCCGGTCCCATGTCTGCCACCATTCACGCTTGATGATGGCCGAAGTGTCGGATGTCGGGGCCTGCTGATACTGCGCCATCCATTTGGAGTTGGGCAGCTCCTCTTTGAGCGCTTGAAGCTCCTTCATCGACCAAAATTCAGGCCACAAGGGGTTCCCGGATGGGAGGATCGCAGGAAACTCGATCACTTCCCACTCATCACCACCGCGTTGTGCTGCTGACTTCAGCACCTGCCCCGTCAGGTCACGCTTTGACCAACGAGTCATCACGATGACGATGGCCCCACCCGGCTGGAGACGCTGACGCGGCCCCGAGGTATACCATTCGTATGTCTTGTCGTAGATATCTGGGTTGATTTCGGCCAACGCCGCTTCCTGTTCGGAGTGCGGATCGTCGATAATGAGCACGTCGGCACCCTTACCGGTCACGGCACCGCCGATACCGATAGCGAAGTAATCCCCGCCCTTGCTTGTGTTCCATCGGCCAGCCGCCTTGGAGTCCGAGGCCAAGTTAAGGTCGGGGAAGAGCTTCCGGTAGACATCAGTGTCTACCAAGTTTCTAACTTTTCTCCCAAAGCCCACCGCAAGCTCAGCAGTGTGAGACGCCTGAATGACCTTCTTGTGAGGGAACTTGCCTAGGAACCACGCAGGTAGCAGGTAACTGGCGAACTCTGACTTAGTATGCCGGGGCGGCATGTTGATGATGAGGCGCTTACAGGTGCCGTTAGCCACGCGCTCGAACGCCTCGGCCATCCGCGCATGGTGCCGACCACTGATGAACGTCGGCCAGACCTGATTGACGAACGCGAGGAACTTCTCTTGCGCCAGCTTCTTGCCCTTAAGCTCTTCGAGCTTCTCAAGCTGCGCTAACAGTAGCTCCTGCTCTGCTAGGGATAGCTGTGGCAATATTGTCGGGATATCTTTGAGTGAGATGGAGTCGAGGTTCACTCGTCTTCCCCGTCTTCGTCGTCTTCCGGCAACTCAGCGATGCCAAGCTCCTCATCCAAATCACGACCTAGCGGGGTCACGTCAATGATGTCTGCGTTCAGCAGCCGCTTCACGCGCTCCTTGATGGCGTTTTCGAGCGCCTCAGGGCTATTATAGTTGATGTTGATCTCAGACTTGTTGGTGAACAGGCCAATGTCCGAGTGCTTGCCGAGCAGTTCCAGCGCCTTTAGCTCGAACTTAGTGTCGCCGCAGTTGGCGATCTCCATCAGCTTGTGGGTAATAGCAGACCGCGCTTGGTTCGCATCCAACGCCATCGACTGTCCGTAGGTGCGCAGGAAGGCAGCGGCAGCGTACGCCGTGTTCACCCTCTGCAACGGCTCTTTGTCCTGCTTCTTCACCACCGCTTCGAGCAGCTTCTTCTCGCGCTCGTGATCCTCGGGGGATACTTCGATGGGGGTGCCCAGATGGGCCATCAACTCTGCGGTGCCGCCCGCTACTGCAAGCTCATCAGCGAAGTTCGCGGTTTCCTCGTCGGTCCAATCGTACGGGATTGGGAACTCATCTGTGGGTTCGACTTTAACGACGGGCATGTAGCGCAGCATCCGGTTTGGGGGAGCAGACGTGCTGTGTAACAGTGTAGGAGAGTAGTTGTAAAGGGGTGAGTGCTGGCCAGCTAAAGCCCCAGTGACTACCGAGGCATCTCACCCCCTAATTTTTATACCCCCCGGGGGTAGGGGACCCAAGCAAAAAGTGACGGGGGGTCTCTCTGTGGACGAGGTGGCGGGCGTTCGGTGGGAAAAAAGAGGGGGGTGGGGGGTCGAAACTTGGGGGAACGTGATTGACTGAGCAAAACACTATGTATGCGGCGTTGGGACTCCGAAGCCCCTGCCAAGGGGGGTGGCCCTAGGGTGGGGGAACAGATAGGGAACATTCGACCCCACCCCCTATTTTTGAGAACAAACAGGGGACATAGGCTAACATTGTTAGATTTTTGGCCGGTATCGATCGATTTTCCTTGCATCTAGCAGCGTAATGGGAGATAAATTGTTCATCGAGACGGACTGGCCGCCCCGATGCAACCCAAGCCCGCACTGGATAGTGCGGCATACCGAAGGACTATTCTATGACCACCATCACCACTGTCGAAGGCGTGAACATTGACGTTGCCGCTACTCCGCTTGCCACTATCCTGACCGACATGGTTGAAGCGACTGGCAAGGTATACGGAAGCCACATTCGTATCGCCGCCAAGTTCAATCTGTTGATGGGCTTTGCATGGTTCGACATGGCACCCACTGAAAAGAGCGATAACGCTAAGGCGCTCAAGGTTCTCAAGGGTGAACTGTATGAAGCGTTCCGCAAGGCTGGCCACACTAACCCTAGCGTTCCCTACAAGCGTATCTGTGACTATGGCCGGAACCTGCGCAATGGCTTGGCACCTAGCGGCAAGGCTACTCTCGACGGCACCCCTGTCGCACCGGAAGCGGAAGAGTCCGACGGCGCTGGCCCTGCCCCTCGCTCCGCCATGCTGCGCAACATCGAGGAATTGACCGCCCTCTACAAGTTCAACGACAAGCAAGGCGGCGACTTGCCCGCCAAGGTGCAGGCTGCGCAGGTTCACATCACCGCCGCCCTCAAGGCTCTGGGCATTGACGTGGCCGCTATCGCCTAACGCAAGAGGGGGAGCCTAACAATGTTAGGTTCCCCCCGCCCTCCCGGCCCCTCGGCTCCCCGCCTCGACCCCCATGCACTTCGTGCATGGGGTTTTTTTGGGCCTGCGTCAAGGCA